AAGTCTGCTCAATGCCCATGCGCCAGCAACCAAACCGACCGGCTGGAATGCCATCGCCAAAGATTAAATACCAGCCTGGCTTATCGCCGTGGTTGCCAGAGCCTTTGGTGCCAGACTTAAAACGGTGGATTTTGCCGTCCATCCGTATTTGATCTGGCGGCTCCAAGCCAATTGCCACCATCGCATCAATCAATTGCTGCTCTGGCGAAGTAAGTATTTTTTCTGGTGGTGGTGACCAAGGGCCGCCAAAGATATTGGATAAATCAGCCATCAATCAATGTCCCTGAGAAATAATCATTTAGTAATTTAACAACTTTATACGTGGGATTAGCCTCAGAATTGTCCCGAACATCGCGCAAGGTGTTGTAGTGAAGGCCGGTGGCCTTAACAATCAACCCAAGTCGGCGATCCTGTAATTTATCTCTAATTTGGTCTAAAGTTAGCATTTATATTACTCCGTCACTTTTCTACATCAAAGTGTTGACATCCTACTTTGTATTCGGTACTCTTGCAAGCAATCGCCAACCAGATTGTCTGACCGGCGACATTTAGGAGAAGGAAAATGATGATTTCAACAGACGCGAAAGCCATCTACGCCGAACACGACATCGACTTAGATGACGTTGACGCCGTGCTGGTTGCGCACAACTGCAACGTGAAAGCCGTGGGAAGCGGCAAGACTGCCCAAGATTGGGCGCATCTTTGGGCTGCCGCCGAGAACGACGCAACCGACCTGACCTATGCGGAGGTGACCCGTGGCCATTAATCTCAAATCCACCGGCAACCTAGCTGGCAATGGCGTGAAGCTCTTGGTCTATGGCCAAGCCGGTGCAGGTAAGACTACCCTTGCTCCAACGCTGCCTAATCCAATCGTTTTAAGCGCCGAGGGTGGCCTCCTATCAATTCAGGATGCCGAGCTGCCTTACATCGAAATCACCACGATGGCAGAGCTTCAAGAGGCTTACAAATGGCTGGCTGAATCGCAGGAAGCCACGCAGTTTGAATCGGTGGCCATTGACAGCATCAGCGAAGTTGCCGAGGTGTGCTTGAACTATGAGAAAAAGGTCAACAAAGACCCACGTGCAGCGTATGGCTCCATGCAGGAACAGATGGCCGACATTATCCGAGCATTCCGTGACCTGCCAGCCAAGCACGTTTTGATGACAGCTAAGCTGGAGAAAACGCAGGATGAAATGGGTCGCATTTTGTACGCACCCTCGATGCCTGGCAACAAGACCGGCCAATCCTTGCCGTATTTTTTCGACGAAGTTCTCGCGCTAAGAGTTGAGAAGGATGCCGACGGTTTCGCCCAACGTGCCTTGATGTGCGATAGCGACGGCTTATGGTTAGCCAAAGATCGTTCTGGCAAGCTCGAATCGTGGGAAGCGCCAGACTTGACGGTCATTATTAATAAGATCGGAGCGAAGAAATGAAAGCATTTCCAATAAGTAATAGTGCCTTTGATGATGAGCCTGGCATGGACTTGCGTGATTACTTTGCGGCAAAGGCGATGCAATCACTACTTTGGAATCCTGATGCTGGATTAGATTCAAAAGAGGATATTTGCTTGGCTGCTTATGAGTATGCCGACATGATGATGGAAATTAGAATTCAGGAGATACATACATGAACATCAACATCGCCATCGTGCTGACTCTGGCCATTTTCGCTGAAACCATCGTGGAGTGGATTCTATGAACGAAATCGAAACGCTGTCCAAAGAATGGACTATCGCCAAGATGGAAGAAGCGGCGGCGACTAACTACCGTCGCCAGATCGAAGACAAACTGGTCAAGCATTTCAACGTGGCCGAATCTTTTGAAGGTACGCAAAACCGCGAGGTCGGCCAGTACGTCGTCAAGATCGAAGGCCGCATGAACCGCAAGGTCAATGCCGACAAGCTGCAAGAACTGGCGGCTGCTCACGGACTTGAAGAGCATTTGAATAGTTTGTTTCGTTGGAAACCTGAAATTGCTGCAGCCGCTTGGAAGGCAGCAGATGAGAGCATCACCAAACCTTTGCTCGGCGCTATTACAACAACGCCAGGCAGACCCACATTTACCATCACCATGTTAGGAGAAGAATAATGGCTTTTTTAGACCAAACCTTTGAGGCAGATGCAATGCCAGTTAGCGACAAATCCTACGAGCCGCTGCCAGCCGGTTGGTACACGGCCAGCATCACGGCTGCGGAGTTGAAAAACACCAAGGCAGGAACTGGCCAGTACATTGCGATTCGCTACGACATCATTGGCCCGAGCCATCAGGGCAGAATTGTTTTTGGCAACTTAAACATTCGCAACCCTAACCCCAAGGCCGAGGAAATTGGTCGCCAGCAACTTGGCGAAGTCATGCGCGCTATTGGCATCGCAAAGGTGCAGGACACGGATGAATTGATCGGTGGCCAACTGTCGATTAAGGTTGATATTCGCAGCTCTGAGCAGTACGGCGATCAGAACGAAGTCAAAGGTTTCAAGGCGATTGCCGGTTCTACGCCACCCGCACCAGTAGCAAAGGCTGCGGCAAGCGGTAAGGCTGCGCCACCTTGGCAAAAGAAGTAATAAAAAAAAGGGCAGGGTTTTACCCCTGCCCAACTCGTTCACACGAAGGAGAATCGGAATCATGAAAATTCCAGAGCCAGAATACAGCATCACCAACCTGATTGACAAGCACCACGAAAGCCGTCAGGAGCCGCCACGGCCACATCTTGGCGCGTCAACATTGGGTCACCCTTGCGACCGTTGGTTGTGGCTGTCGTTTCGTTGGGCGGTGCAGCAAAACTTTGATGGTCGTGTTTTGCGAATGTTTCGCCGAGGCAATCTTGAGGAAGCGCAAATCGTTAGCGACCTTCGTGCCATTGGCATCGATATTCAGCGCACGACCGGAAACCAATCCAGAGTTGATTTTGGCTCCCACGTATCGGGTAGTTTAGACGGCGTAATCAAATCTGGTGTGCCAAACGCGCCAAAGACCGAACACGTCGCGGAATTCAAAACCCATAGCGCCAAGTCGTTTAACGATGTGGAAAAGAAGGGTGTGGAAGAATCCAAGCCCGAACACTTTATCCAGATGCAAACCTACATGGCTGGCACCAATATTGATCGAGCGTTGTACGTGGCCGTTTGCAAAGATGATGACCGCATCTATACCGAGCGCGTCAAGTTTGATAAAGACGTCGCCGAGAAAGCAATTGCTCGAGGCAAGCGCATTGCTTTGGCTGACCGTATGCCAGAACCATTATCGGCTGACCCAACGTGGTATCAATGCCGCTGGTGCCCTGCGCATGACTTTTGTTTCGAGTCCAAGATTACCAAACACGCCAATTGCAGAACCTGCGCTAACAGTACGGCGCTAGAAAATTCAACGTGGCGGTGCGAGCGCCATGACGCTGACGATATACCAACCGAATGGCAACGTGAAGGCTGCGATTCGCACGTATTGCACCCCGATCTGGTGCCATATCAGCGCAAGGAAAGCACGAATGAGTGGCAAGCCATTTATGTAATCAATGGCAAGGATGTGATTAACGGCGAGCCTGATACCAATGTCTTTGGCTCCAAAGAAATACTGGCCAATCCTTCGGTATGCGCCAACCCTGATGAATTTGCGACAGAATTTCGTCGTGAGTTTAATGCGAGGGTGGTTGGATAATTTTTATTATTTAGGTGATATGAATGATACGCGCAGCTACATTAGAAGATATTTCGTACATTATTAATTTGTCAAAAAAAGAAAGTCTTTCTTTGGGTTTTATTCCTAGCCCTGCTTATGAATCTGCTATCACCGGACACAAATCAGGGAAGCGCTGGAGTACAACTTGCAATGACAGAATATTTGTTTGCGTTGAAAACGGCGATTTGGTTGGGTTTGTTATGTTTAGTTATGGAAAAATATCTAAGTGCAATCAAATTTGCATTCAAGAAGATGCCAGGCTGATTGAACGTGGCAAAGCATTGTTGTCGGCTGCTATTAGTCACGGAAACTTAGTAGGTAGAGAGGATTTTGCTTGTGGTTGCGCAGATGATTTGGCGAGTAACTTTTTTTGGACGCAAATGGGTTGGGTAAAAGTTGGCGACAGAAAAGGCATAAGCCATAAAAATACATGGAAAGAAACCAGCAAGCGAAAGATTAATATTTATCGATTTCAAACCAATAGTTTATTTACTACTGATTTTGGTTTGATTATTCCTAAACATGGCGAAACAATCGCAATTTTGTAGTGTATAAAATTTATGCTCCGTGACTACCAACAACGAACCATCAACCAGCTCTATGAGTGGTTTGGCAAAAACAAAGGCAACCCATGCTTAGTGCTGCCTACTGGCTCGGGCAAGAGCCACATTGTGGCTGCACTTTGCAAAGATGCCGTGCAGAAATGGCCAGAGACAAAAATCCTGATGCTGACGCACGTTAAAGAATTGATCGAGCAAAACGCCGAGAAGATGCGCCAACATTGGCTAGGCGCTCCGCTTGGAATTTATTCAGCAGGTATTGGTAAGCGTGATTTAGGTGAGCCGATAACTTTTGCTGGCATTCAATCGGTGCGCACTAAATCTGCGGCGCTTGGCCATATTGATTTGGTGATTGTGGATGAATGCCATTTGATTAGCCACAAAAACGAAGGTGGCTATCGCACGTTGTTGGATGAATTAAAGGTCATCAATCCAGAGTTGCGCGTAATCGGCTTAACAGCCACACCGTACCGCCTTGGCCACGGTCTTATCACCGACAAGCCAGCTATCTTTGACGATCTGATTGAGCCGGTCAGCATCGAGGAGTTGATCTACAAACGGCATCTTGCCACGCTGCGATCAAAGACCACCACGACCAAGCTAGATACTAGCGACGTTAAAAAACGTGGTGGCGAGTTCATTGAGGCCGAACTACAAAAGGCCGTGGATACAAGAAAGAATAACGAAAGTGTTGTGGCTGAAGTCATTCGATTGGCTGGTGATAGAAAGTCATGGCTATTCTTTTGCGCAGGTATTAATCACGCGAAAAACGTATCAATTGAGCTGCGCGACCAAGGTATTAAGTCGGCTTGCATCACTGGCGAGACATCAAAGACAGACCGAGAGCGAATCATCCATGAATTTAAATCTGGAAAAATAAGGGCTTTAACAAATGCTAACGTACTTACTACTGGTTTTGATGCTCCTAATATTGATCTAATCGCCATGTTGCGCCCAACCATGAGCGCCAGCTTATACGTACAAATGGCCGGTCGCGGTATGCGTATCAAAGATCATATCGACCATTGCCTAGTGCTAGATTTTGCGGGTGTAGTTGAGACGCATGGCCCAATTACTAACGTGCAGCCACCCAACAAAGCAGGAACAGGGAACGGTGAAATGCCGGTCAAACTTTGCACCGAGTGCCATGAACTCTGCGCCATATCGGTCAAAGTATGCCCATCCTGCGGCCACGAATTCCCGCCGTCAGTGCCAAAGCCGTTAGCGCTGCGACACGATGACATCATGGGCATGGATGCCAAGGATATGATTATTACCGGTTGGAACTGGCGCAAACACATCAGCAACGCAAGCGGTAAAGAAATGTTGGCCGTCAGTTATTATTCAAAGAATTTGTCCGACCCATCGATTACCGAGTACCTGCCACTTCGCCACGATGGTTATGCTGGCGACAAAGCGGTCAGAGAGTTAGCCAAGATGGCCAATGCGTCGGGTGTCGGTAGCCGTGAATTGTTTGCAGTCGGTGTAACTAAGCTAGACCAGATTGCTACGTACATGAATCATGGCAAGCCACCGACCACCATTGCATACAAAAAAGAAGGCAAGTTTTATCGCGTCCTATCAAGGAAATGGAATGACTGAACGAATCCCCACCGAGCATGAAGAGCAACGAGAAGTCGTTAAATGGTTTCGCCAGACATACACGGAAGTGCGAATTTTTGCGATACCCAATGGCGAGAAACGCACCCTTGGGGTGGCGACTAGATTAAAGGTTGAAGGCGTTAGCCCAGGCGTCCCTGACTTATACGCACCAGCATGGCGGTTGTGGGTTGAAATGAAACGTATCAAGGGTGGAACGATTAGCCCACAACAAAAAGATTGGCACACATACTTGCGAGGCATTGGCGACACGGTGCTGGTATGCAAAGGAGCAGCAGAAGCAAAAGAGCAAATAATAAAATTTAGGGGAGAAAAATGACTGAACACAAACACGCAAAACTAATCAAAGCATGGGCTGAAGGCGCAAAGATTCAAAAGTTTTCTAAGCGCAGTCAAGCATGGGAAGAATCACCCAATCCAACATGGAATGAAGAAACGGAATACCGTTTGCGCATTAAACCTGACTACACGATTGAATTAAACGCGCACGTTTTGAACGGTGAATTGTTTATTGATGTCGGCGCACGATTTCCAAATATGTCGTTGGTGTTTGATGCAGGGAGTAATGAATTGAAATCTGTTGAAATGATTCAATGGAAGGGGAAAAAATGATTGCCATTGCAGCCATTGGAGCGATGTTAATAGGTGCTGGCATTACTGTTGGTGTGGCTGGATTAATTGCATATTTGATGATGGATGATAATGAACTGTAAAGACTGTGGTGGAAAGACGAATGTAACGTGGACTCAGAAACAATTAGGTGGTGTTAGACGGTTGCGTAAATGCCACAAATGCGGTTTTTCTGCCTATACCGGCGAAGTCTGGCTGGCGTTGTTACCACCACCCGAGCCAAAACCTATTTATACTAAATCTGAGGTTGCGTTAATGAAAAAGAAAGAGGTTACTACCCGCAGGAAAAACGAAGACAGGAGGCAAGATGAGAAAGCATAACAACATGAGCATGGGTGACCATTACATTTACACGCCATCAACGACGGATGTAACAATTCGTTGGCGCGCTAATTACAACTGGATACCACCATCAGAAGACCCAAAATTTATGAAAAAATGGGCTGAGTTTCGTATGCGATGCGCTCAAGGTATTGAGCAAATCGTTAATCACTAAAAAGAGAGAAATCATGAAAAAACTATTGCCATTACTTTTTTTAACCGGATGCTCAACATTCGATATGCCGAATACATCGTTGACGGTAGAAAAAGATATTCAGCCCATGAGCCGCAATGAGGTCATCATGGCTATTCAAGATTGCGAATCTAATCGCACCAGAGCCGTGATGATACTGGCCAAGCGAAAGATTTCAGGGCGCACATCTGACGTTGTTGTCGATGTTACTTGCGCGCCACGACCGTCGTATTATTAACGTCTTAGGGTTTCGTACTGCTTGACGCATTGGTCGAGGGCGGCTTTAAGCCTGGCTGCGTCGGCAGCGTACCCTGTAAGAAATTCTCCATCTCCCCGAGCCAGTTGCGCGCCGGTGGCTCCACCACAAGTGCTGGCGGTACTGGACACGGCACCGGCTTCGGTGGTGGGGCGATCTGGCCGGTCGCGCAAGCTGTTAGAAAGAGCGGTAGCGCGAGCATTAATATTGCGGATTTCACGGTCTTTCTCCTGACGTAAATTATCTGCGCCCAATTGAAGCGCTTGCTCTTTTTCTCTAGCGATGCGCATGTTCTCAGCGTACTCAGCCATTTGTTTGGCTTTCTCTTTGTCCCATTGCGCTTGGACTTTAGCTTGGCCAGCATCGTCGCCTTGCCAATGACCAGCGCCATAAGCAAATACCACGGCCAAAACTGAGCCAGCTATAAAGTACGGATTCATTTAGGCGGTACTTTCGTGCCCTCTAGTTTCTTATGCACCTTGACGGTTTTGCAGACTTGCTTACCCTTTTCGTCGTGACAAACCTTCTTCATTTCGCCACCGGCAAACGCCATCAAAGGAACAAACGCAATAAGTGCAATAAGTGATTTCATCATTCGATCTCCGGTTGTGGTGCAGCAGGTGGGGCGGGTTTGCCATTAAATCCTAGAACGACAGGCGCAGCCGCTGCTACTGGCTCAATCGTTGGTTCTACACGTTTGGCTGGCGTCATAGGCGCTGGTGGAGTTTGCGGCTTCATCGCCTCTTCGCGCTCCTTTGCCGTTGACAAGCCTGGTGGCACAAATTGATCTTTACCTTTAATTGCTATAAGGGTCGCTAACGCGCCGAGGATGTATTTGCTCATATCGGACAGCAATAAAAAGAACTGTTTATCCGCTGGCGCCATTCCGCTCATCGGTTGCGTAACAAACACGACCGAATACATAGATAGCGACGCCATCATAAACAGGATCATGCAAAAGCAAATGCCAATTATGAATTTTAACCATGCGTTCAAACTATCTTCGTTCATGGCTTTACCTTTTCTGGTTGCGTCACATCATTAGGACAGGTTTGCGTAGCCGTACATATAGGAGGCTTACAATCTGTGGCTTCCCAGTTAGCAGGGTCTTGACACTTATATCGAAATCTATCCTGACAAGCATTAAGCGCCAAGCACATGAAGAGCATGCTCATAATGTTTTTTACGATCTTCGAGTCCAATGGTGCCTCCATTAATGCGCTTAGTTAATGTAAGAATGTCGCCAGCATCAGCCCATTGATTGAGCTTATTCGTTTCCCAAAACCAGCAAGCGCTTTGAGCAGCGCCTTCAAACGTGGCCAAGTATTCTGGCACTTCGTCGATCTTTAATGGGCGACCATCCACCTCAATAGAATCTGCAAAGGATTGATAGTTTGACCGACCAGTAAGTTGGATAAGACCACGGCCACAATAACGGTAGCCATCACCGCTAGACTCATCACCATTGCCCATGCGGTTAGAATAAATACGACTTCCGATAGCCGCCTGCTTGTCAGGGCGCGCACAATACTGGTTAGCAATAGCGTCATCTGGAAAATATTTAGGAAAAAGTCGCCGAAGCGATTGGGGTTTGTAATTCAGATTTTCTTTTAGCGTCGTAAAACCACCAGACTCATGACTGCATTGCGCTACAAAAGCAGCAATACGATGAGGGGTATCAATGTCATAGTCAGGAAGCAGTTGATGCAAAGCATTATGCCAATGTTCGACATACTTATTCCTTGGTAGTAGTTGCTTCAGTTGGCTCAGAGTTAGCATTTTTTTCCTCTAGTTCCTTCATCATCAATTTGCGTATCCTGCGCATTCTATCAATTTCAATGATGGCTGCATTCGTTGCGTTGTTAGCGTCCATAATCGCTAGGCCAACTAACGGCAATGCAATGGCGAGTGTCAATACCATCGAAATTAGACAAATCAATAGTACCCAAGGGATATTGTCTTGCTCATCCTTATCAGTAGTAGGAGGCTTATTAACCACAGGGTCACGAACAGAACCGCGCCAAACCATGTCGCATTTTCCTTGATCTTTCTGATTGCTCGCCGTCGTTTTGCTGCGGCTAAATGTATTGCTCTTAACTCTTCCGCATTGGCTATGCGCTGCTCTTCCTGAATCTGACCCCACATTTTTTCAAAGCGGGTATATAAGTCGCCCAACTCAGCCGGTGCGTTGTACGTCATCTCAGTTCGTATATCGGCGTACATGCTATTTAATCGACTTCGTATCAACACGCGCCGCAACGCTCGCCGACCGATAGATTCTTCACCTTTGTATACTTTTTTTGAGTCACGTTCTTCCTGCAAAAAGAGTTTTTCAATCGTATCAAATGCGTCTAAAAACTTACCCAAATGCTCACCTATGTCACCTAGCGCATCATTCGGATCAGTCTTCGCTATTTTCTGAACCTTCTGTACTTCTTCATTGAACTGAATCTTTTGTTCATTCGTTGGATTCTGAATCTTGCTGAATTGCGATTTCAGATCATCCAATACTTCTCTTACATCACCGGCTGCATTCTTTATATCCTTATAAAGTTTGCATCCGGCCTTTGCTGCCGCAATCGCAGTATTTGCCGCTGCGATTAGCGCGAAAGGCATTTAGTCGCCTAATATTCCTGTTGACGTTCCAACTATGGCCGAGCCAGATAACAAACCAACTGGTCGGCGCTGCGTTCTTTTTTGCAGTTCATCTAAAATGGCTCGTTGCTCTTTTGCATTAGTGGAAAATAAACGCTGTTGTAATGCTTCGGATGTTTCTCCGCTAATGCCTTTTGATCTGCCATATAAAGCGCCAGCCGTTGCCCTGAGAATACCAAGCGCATCGCCTCTAGCTGCATTCTGAGCAATTTGGGCAATCTCATTAGCATTTTCTTGAGATGCTAGTCGAGGCGCTGTTTCTGATCCACCAATAACTTTTTTAGCCGTTTTGCTTTGCTGATCCATTGCCTTAATGAATTGTGAAAAATCATTATATTTGGCTTGATCTTCAAAAGCTAATCTAACTAATCCCTTTTGATTGTCGCTTTTAAATACTTGGCGAGTAAAGTCACCACCTTTAAAATCGCCAGCACGGTTATTAATGTCGGCCATCATACCCATGCGGAAAGATTCTTTTTCAGCAGGGTTAAATGCTTTAATCTTTGCGGCAGCTTCTTTAGGGTCTAACTTTTGATATTTTTGACCCATTTGAAATGCGTCTTGAATTCTTTCTGAATCAGCATATTCAAGATTAGCTTTGCGATAGGCATCATTTTTTGTTTTTAACAAATCGTTAAATTCTTTTCTTGCTTTTGAAACATCGTTACCGTATCCAGTAACTTTTCCAGTAATTGCGTCGGTTTCTTTTTCAACAATGCGATCAAGACCAATTTTAAGTTGGTGCATAACATCCGTTGGAACACGGCGGTCGCTTAATAACGCATCTAATGGTGGCAAAGTTTCGCCACGCGCATCAGCGCGTTTAACTGCTTCTTTATACGCATTTTTAAATAGATCGCGATCCATAAATTTGCGGAAATCTTTGGCGTAAACGTCTTTGCTATAAGCCGCTGGATAAGCTGTTTTTGCCGCCAAACCTTGATCTTCAATTAACTTGTTTAGTCTTTCGTAACCATTGGAATTTATGTCTAAGCCAGCTTTATCAGCTAATGCTTTTACAACGTCATTTTTCTGGTCAATTAAACGGCTCTCTAAAAAATTTTGAGTGCCTGTTTTAGCTTTAGATGAAACAGCATAGGCGTTGTATGCCAACCCGCGCAGATTCTCGCCAAGATCAGCAATGGTGGCATTAGGTACGCCAATGCGGCGCAACTCATCTAACGCTGCCATTGCTTCATTAGGTGTTAGATTATCTTTTTGCAGGTAGTTGGCCAAAATGCGCGATCCAGCCGCAGGTTGGTCGCCAATGCCAGACGCATTTAATACGTTACGAATAAGACTGCCAGCACCTTTGATGGCTACTGGAACAGTGCCACCTAATACACCGCCAAAAATAGAGCCTTTGACCGTTTCCTCGCCAACATCTTTAGTGGCATAGCCATAGCCAGACGCTGCGCCTGTAGCCGTTCCTACAGCAGCGCCACGGCCTATTTGACCGCCAAATTTATCAAGAAGTAATTTTTCGCCAGCTAATGCAGATTGAGTACCAGTAGATGCTTGTTTTGCCTTTTGCAAAAATCCAAGTGGCAAAGCCATGCCGCCAGCAAACTCAATGGGTGTTTTGACGTTTGGATAGTCTTGGCCGAATTGCTCTTGTTGAGCGCGTAGTTCGTTTCTTAGCTTTTGATATTGAGGGCTGCTAATACTTCCAGTACGAAGAGCCGCCTCTATTTCATCAAAAGAACCTAAAGTTAAACCTTGAAAGCCAGCGCGAACTGTTTCAGCCGCACCAGAATAAGGAACGGCTGGCTCAAATACTGACGTAGATGCTCTTGGCTCTTCTACTGGCACACCTATAAATTTATCAGCCATTATCTGCTCGCTTGAGTTTTGGTCATTCTCTGACCTTTAGCATTAATGTAAATGGTTCCCGCTGGAATTTTAGGATCATTTAAAATTCTTTTCTCTTCTGCATCAGTAAACGCTTGCGGTTCAAATTTAGGAATTTCAATTACTGTTTCAGGAGGAGGTAATTTATTATTTGCGCGACGACCTGTAATTGATTTATACGCATCTCTTGCGCGATCAGCATTTATTCTTCGCAATGTTTCAATAGATTTTCCAGCGTCGGCCATAGATTCTGCGCTCTTTAATTCATTAGTAGCCCTTTGAGCATCACTATCTGTTTGCGTTCCTTTATTTAAACGCAAAGACTCATTAATTAACCTTGTTCTAAATCGCTCAAAATCGTTGCGCGCTACCACTTGAGCATCTTCTGAACCAGTTGCGCTACGAATAGAAATAAGCGCTCTATCTAATGGCCCAAATTTAATTTCTCCCGATCTAATAATTGACAGATATTTATCAGCTTCATTTGCCAAATTAATTGCGGCAGTTGCTTGTTCATAATCAGCATCTTCAGCTTTTGCAACAAAAGTCGGCAATGGCTTTAATGAGTCGGCCAATGCTTTTGCCTCTCTTTTATCTTCTAATCTTTGTGCATCTGCCGCTCTTTTATCGGCTGCTCTTTGTGCATCTGCTTCTCTTTTATCTGCCGCTCTTTGTTTTTGCAATTCTTTTGCGTCAGCGCCTCTTCTTTCAAGCTCTTCCAATCTTCTTTGATGGGCAAGCTCTAACTCTCTTGCTCTTTCAGCCGCTTTGTCTGCCAATTCTTGTCTGCGTTGTTCAGCCCTATCGGCTAATTCTTGCTCTCGAGCTGTTCTTGCTAACTTTTTATCTTCCGATCTTTCTAATACAGTTAAGGCTTTGTCTGCCGAAGCAAATTTAGATAAAACAGCCAATCTATCTGCTTCAGTTGCATCAGGTGGAAGAGCCGCCATTGCTTGACGATATTGATTTTCTCTATCAATTTCAGCTTGCGTCTTAGCTGCCGTAGCTGACTTTGCGCGCATATCAGCCATATTTTTGGCTAAATCATTAGCCGCAACAATCAACCCTTGAGCAAACTCAGGATCAAATTGTTGCGCCATTTCTGCCGCACGAAGCATTGAGTTTGGGTCTCTAAGATCGATACCTACTCCACCGTTAGCACCAGTTAGCATTTGCTGACGCATTGATATTTTGCGCAATTGTGGGTCTTCCATACCAAACAAACTGCCAGTCGCTTGACCTAACTGACCAGCGCCTTGATAGATGCCATAACTGGCTTTCTCAAATGGGTTAAGTTGAGCAAACTGAAGCGCACGATTTTGCTGCGCTTGTTGCTGCCTCATTTGATATTCTTCTGGCGATGTAAACAGCCCTAATATTTCGCTTGCCATGATTGCCCCTATAACGGATTATAGTTAACTGATCTTAAATCTTGATATGAGTCGAAACTTCGATCATCCCTTGTTCGTGGAGCGCCGCTAAAGTTTCCAGTATTTCCATATATCATGTTAAATCGCTCATCTTGTCGTTGTTGGTTTTGGTACGCATTAAGAGCATTAGCCGCGCCCATTAATCCAGTACCAAACGGGCTATACGCATTAGCTTGCTGCATAGTTTGCGCTGCACCTATTCCACCTGACATTAACGCTTGCGCTCCTGCGTTATTAACATTTCTGCCGCCAAGCGACGCACCAATATCCAATGGTTGCTGTCCTAGACTTTCTAATGTTTGCGCGCCGCTAAGGTATCCTGTAAATGGCGATAAAGCGCCAACCTGCCCCTGTTGGTATCGACCTAACAATCCAGCGCCTTCACCAAACAAACCTGCACCAAAGGCTACCTGTTGTTGACCTGCTTGTTGTGCTTGGCCAGCTAATGCAGCGTCTTGTTGAGCTAATGCGTTGTAATACGCTTCCATTTCTGGATTACTTGCGCTAAGACCTGCACCGCCGCCTGGGCGAATACCTGTTGCGCCAACAGACAAACCGCCGCGACCAGTATTAAACAGTCGATTTTGTAATTCTGCATACTGACGCTCACGGCTAGGCGCTAACAAGTCTTGTTGGCTTTGCATATACTGAGCCGCAACTGCTTCAGGAGACTGCGCTAGGTATTGACCACCCAAATTAAACAAGCCAGTAGCCGCACCAGTTAGTGGCTGATACATACCTTGCGCTGCTTCAGCTTGGCCTAACCCTTGATTGCTTAACGCCATCAAGCGATCTTGATACGCCCGAAGTTCAGGTGATACGGTATAACCAGCACCGCTTACACGGCCATCTGGCCCTGTCGTAAATTGGCTAGTACCGAATCGCGTAGTAACACCAACTGGCCTAAAACGTGATTCTTCAGCAGCAAGTCGCGCCGCTTCTAATTGCGCTCTAGCAGACGTAGATGCGGCATCTTTTGCCGCCTCACCTTGCAAATATCCACCAAGCAAATTTGCTCCGGCAGCAACAAAGGCCATTGGCATACTATTCCCCTCTAATTAAAATCTCATCCACTTTAGATGAGTCTTTCTCATCCGTCGCATGGATACAAAACCAGACACAATCGCTCATGGCTTTAATGCCGTGAACTACGTTTGCTTCAATATTTATACACGCTGGCGCGTCAATAATTTCAATGACGTCGCCTTTCATAACCGCTACACGACCTTTAGC